CTTTTTCACTTTTTGAAAGATGAGGATCTTCCATAATAACTTCAACAACTTCTTTATATTCAAAACAGTCCATTCCACTGTCTGATGATTCCTGAGCACATGCTGCAGGAGTAGATGCTGCCATCAATAAAGCTAATAAAATTTTCATGTTACATAAGATGAACGAACTCCGTTCCTTACCGGCTTACTTGCGACCCCATAAAAGGGGTTGAACGATGGGTCTATTATAACCCCATAAACTATATATGTCAAGTAGTGGTTTCTGCACCCTCTACAGTTTCTTCATCAGCTGCTGCCCCATCAGATGCTGATTCATCATCAGCTGCTTCGGGAAGAGTAACACCAAGACTATTAAGATACTCAATAATTCCTTGAAGCTTCATACCCAAATTTCTTTTTGTCTCTAATGTACTTTGCAATTCACTAATCTCACCAATAATATCCTTTTGCTGTTGTACTACTTGTACAAGATGATTCTGTTGCTCTTCCATTTTATTTAAAAAAATAGGTTTACTTATTATATAACAAAAAATTCAATTAGTCAAGGTTGGGTTTCCCCTTCCTCAATCAATTTACTCACATAATCTTCGGTACCATCCATTGTTTTCACAGCAAACAATGGAGACTTCATATACTTCTTGACATTTTTATATCTTTTAACAACTTTATTAAGTTCTTCATTGTCAATGGTACACTTAACTTTCTTGTCTTCAAATCCTTTCGTCAAGATCTATCACCCCACTTAATATCAGTAAAGGCTTTTTCAACTACAGATTTATTGACTTTATATTTTGATTCAAGATTCTTATCTTTAACAAGACATAAAATCTCAGCCTCATCCGGATGAAGGCCTTCTAACATTTGAATAAACATAGTTTCTCTTCTTACTTGAGAGAGACTATCATTACCACCTTTAACAAAATGATAAAGATTCTTCCACTCTTTGCGTAAAGAAGTATGATCAGTTCCTACTGGAACATCATTTTTCTCATAAGGAACTTCACCATAAGGAACTAATGAAATTACACTAGGATCAAAATTCCAAATCAATACAGCTTTAAGTGATTCTGTATCATACCTCTTCAATATTTGAACTTTCTTATCAATTGTTCTTTGCTTACTAACAGCCTCCAAAATCTCAAAAATAAATGGATTAGGTGGTAAGTTAACAACCGTTGATGTTTTCTTTTTTGTTGATGTAGCCATAGTAATAATTTTTAGTAATTCAGTATAGGATATTTATGAAGAATTATTCTTCTTCTAGGTCTTCAGGATTTTCAAATCTTACTGCAAGTATATCATCTGGTATTATATTTCCATCAGAATCAAACATTTCCGGATGAACATTATATTGAATACCTCTTTCATAAAGAAATTGATTTACTACCCAGCCTATTAAAGCTCCAACTACAAAGAACATTATAGAAAATAATACTGTAAATGTCAATGCTACTGCTAACATTTTATTCCCCCAGAGACTTTTTCTTGAAATTTAAATGAAAATTAAAAGAAATCTGCATCTCTCTATAGAAGAGGGATACAACTTTCTCAAACTTTATTTGAAAAGTTTTAGGTGATTGAACTCCCCTCCTATTCCTCAGTAGTAACTCAACTCCTCGGTTTATTTCCTCAAAGTCGTCACATGTTTCATTATTTAGATCACTGTCTGCTCCTTCTTGTTCCAATAATATTCCCTCCCTCTTTGCTGTTCCTTTTCTTTATGTTTCTGGTAAAAGTCAAGCTGTGCTACTTCTTCTGTGCTTTCTTTCTGCGACCAGGCTTGTGGTCATTGCTATATTTAACACAATCTTCAATAATTTTAGCAAGATATTTTCTTATCTTTCTAGCTTCAGGTTTAGGTATATGACCATAACCCTCTCTCAATTGTTTATGAATACTGTCAGAACCACCATGAAGATATTCATCAAGATCTATAAGTAAATCATTAATCTCTTTAGTAACACTACTATTAAGAAACTCATCAACATCTACCTTCTTAGCCTTTTTAATTCTTAGATATTCATACATATTCAATACATATTTTCCCTTAAAAGCATAATCAATAGCATAATCTACATCATTATAAATCTCATATAAGATAAGTCTCATGGAACAAGTTTGTTTTCTGTAAGATATTTAACAAATTCCTGAGCTCCACCAATAGTTACCTTATCATTTAATACAATTTGAGGAAAATAAGACCCCTTACCAAACTGATTTATAAATTCATCTCTAGTAAAATCATCATCAAGTTTATAGATAACATGCTTCAATTCTGTAGTCAATAAAAGTTGTTGAATTTTGGTGCAATGACCACAACCATCCTTAGAATAAACAGTGAATCTATGCATCAGTAAAGAGCCTCTTCTTGTTCTGTAAGTATAACACAATCAGACTCTGGAGTTGCTACACATAGAAGAGCAAACCCTTCTTTCATCTGATCATCATCTAGAAAAGATTGATCTACTTGATCAATACTTCCTTCTAAAATCTTTGCTGCGCATGAAGAACAAGCACCTGCTCTACATGAATAATTTAAATCTATACCTTGTTCTTCCGCTGCGTCTAAAATATATTGGTCATCAGCACAGTCAATAGTATTTTCTTCTCCATCAGGAGTTTGAAGAGTAATTGAATAAGTCATAAGTATTCTTTGAATCGTTATTATATATCAATATTTAAAAGAGATGTTAGAATTTCCCCATAAGCTTTTATAATGTCTCCTTTATCCTTTCTAAACAAGTCCTTATCCATACTTTCTTTTGTTCCTTTCTTCCACAACCTCATACTATCTGGACTAAGTTCATCAGCAAGAACTAAATGACCATTCTCACTATCATTCCCAAACTCTAATTTAAAATCAATTAAATCTAAATCCATATTAAAAAAAATCTCTTTCAATACATCATTTACTTCAAGTGCCTTAGAAATAAGAAGAGAATATAATATTTCATTATATCCCATACGCTCCATCCTATCAATAGTAAGAAGTGGATCATCTTTATCATCATCCTTTAAATAAAACTCAACCAAAGGAGGATTAAGGGCTATACCCTCACGAAGATAAGTTTGTCTACAAAGAGAACCAGCAGCAACATTTCTAACAATAACTTCAATAGGAACAATACCTACCTTCTTGCAACGCATTCTAGTAGGAGTTTCCAACTTAATATAATGAGTGTTGACACCAGCCTGTTGCAACTTTTCAAACAAAATGGATGAAATTTGACAACAAACCTCACCCTTTCCTTCAGGAAAATCTACCTTTCTACCGTTACCTGCAGTAACCTTATCATGATATTCGACAATAACTTCGCCTAATAGATCAGTAGACCATACTGTTTTAACTTTTCCTTCTAATAATATCTCTTTCATAATCTTTCCACTCATTTATTTGTTCTTCTGTCCAGTCCTTCCTATATCCTGATCCCAATGCGCCCCTCAATAAATCAACACTAATACCATTGAATGATTTAACTTTTATATCATTCTCCTCTCCCGGTTTCATCTTACGATCTTCCTCTTTCATCTAATACCTCATTAACAGTTTCAACAATAAGTTCTTTAAGTTCAATATATAATGATTCATTTTTAGGAAGCATCCTCTTTGTTACAACAGGCATGGGAGAATACCCATCAGGATAATGAGCTCTCTTAAGCATACTAGAATTCTCAACCCCAGCTGCTGTCATTCCCTGAGTGTCTATCTTATCTGGTTTAGACATCGCAAAACTCCTTCAACTTTCTAGAAATATCTAGCGCTGGAAAGGCGCATAAAACAAAAGGTTTAATCATCTTTACTCCAAGGTTCATCATGTGATAAGTCCAACCATTTCTTAATCCAGTTTAAAATTCTCTTCATTTTCTCCGCCAACTTGAAGGTAATCTACCATATTTAAAAGGGTCTGTCCAGACACCTGCCTCATCACTCTTTTACATTTCTTACATACACCCTCAACCAACTTTACCTCACCAGCTCCGCAGGTAATACAAGTGCCCAGTGTATCTTTGTAATAATTATTTAAAACTCTTTTCCTAGCACATATCTTACACTCATAAGAATAAGATGAACGCAAAGTAGGATCCTTACGGCACATATAAAAATCTGCCAAAAGACTTTTCTCAACTCCACATACTCTACAAACTCTATTCTCCATGAATAGATGTTGAGTTTTTATCTGATCATCAAAGTCCATAGCATAAAAAAGAGCCCTTTAAGGACTCCCAGTATTCAGGTTCTCTTGGATCATCTTTCAGATCCCAGTAGAAGAATTTCATCTGGGATAGTCTAAGATGTTTTGGAGGTTTACTTAATTTCATTGTTAAGAATTATTCTCAACAATTATTTATCAATCTTTAGGTGTCAGTTTATAGGCGATGAGAGACTAATACCCCAAGGCAATCCCCATGGTCTCAGTTAGGGGTAAAATGATGGAGAAGGAGTATTCCTGTGAGGGACCACTGAATAGGGGGAACAAGTCCTTGCCTTCTCCGGATA